CGGGGTTGTGGGTTGAGCTGCGGGACAGCAGCACGGACCGTCCGCGGCCGTGGAACATGATACGGTCGCCTGGCCGAATCTCGCGGCCGGTCCGGTAGCAGACACCGGGGAAGCGTGCGGTCATTTTTTTTGCCATGGATCAGGCCTCCGTCGCACGCTCTAGCAGCGTGATAGTGCGGTTATCGTCAATCAACTTCATGCCGGCCGCGGTCGGCCGGTACCAGTCAGCGCCAAACCGAGTCGCGAGCAGCGTGCCGTAGTCGCGCGCACGCTCCGCGAGCGTAGTGCCCGGCCGATCGTTGACGTGATTGGGCGGAACCGAATAAACCGCGCGATTTCCTGACGGCAGAATTACCGCAAGGATTGAGTCAGACAATACGGGCATGGTGAACTCCGAGAGTAGGCGCGCCCGTAGGCGCGCCATGAGGGTTTAAAAGTACTTCGCGCCGTTGCCGTGAACCACGATCGCAACGCTAGCCTGGCCGGCGCGCGTTGCGCCGTCGCACGCTCCGCAATCGATACACTGTTTGCGGTCACCGCCTTCCGGGCTGGCCGGACACGCGAACTCGCGCGCGGCCAGTGGCGCGCCTTGCTTGACGACCGTGAAAGTGCGCCAGCCTTTGGCGCGCGCCTGATCGCGATCGCGTGCCGAGTCGGCGGACGCCATGACGATCGGCGCCAAGTCGGCCGCGAGCGGTTTACGCCACTGATGGGTGTATCCAGTGTGACCTTTGGCATCGGCCAAAAGGGCAATCCAGACGTGCGCCGGTATCGCGGCCGGATCGCCGTACGCGCCAAGTCTGACCATGCGACCGGCGAGATATTGGGCGCCGTCCACGGGTTCAAGGGTAGGGTATGAACCGCGCGCGAAAGCATTGAAGACTTGTTGGACGGACTTACCGACGTCGACGTAACACGTCCGGACACGGCGCGACGTGAACCGGCCGGTTTTGCGATCGCGCTCACGAATGGTTTTGGGGCGATGCGGACAAGTACCGCAGATCGCGACGTCGGCGCCTGACGCGAGCGCCGTCAGGGGCGTCATGTCGGACCGTAGGATATAGGTCTGGACCATGTCGCCCGTCTTACCATTGTCGCTGTGCAGCGTCGCGATACCGACAATCGGCGCCCCGTCCAACATGGACGGGCCTTGATAAAAGATGAATCCACGCATGGTGTGCTCCTGGTAGTGGCGCGCCTCGAGGGCAGGCGCGCCTCGAGGGTTAACGCCACTGACCGTATGCGGTCAGGGTGTTTTCGTCAAGCATCCGATCGAGCGCCGTGGCTTTCACTTCGTACGCAACGTCATGCGATGAGCGGCCATTCGGCATGACGTAGGCGGGCTGGGCTAGCAGAGCGTTAGCCCACTTGATCTGAGCGAGATTGAATTGTGCGGGTGTCATGACTGTGTGCTCCTGGTAGTGGCGCGCCCGTAGGCGCGCCGTGGGTTTACTTGCGAATGCCGATCACGGCGATAGCGAGAGGGAAAACCGTCAGCATCGCCGCGTGAACAGCGACAAGCGGTCGATCGATCGCGAGACCGCAGGCGCCGATCAAGACGAGGGACAGAGCGGTGAGGATCAGGATGATGCGCATGATTAGTGCTCCGGATGATTGAAGGGGTTAAGCCGTGTCCATGCCGAGACCGAATTTCACGGCGATCGAACGGGCATAGTCGTATGCGATGTCAGCGTAAGCGTCGCCGTCGCCGTCAAGCGTGAACACGCGATCGAGCGGATGCTCGTCCGCGCGATTGTCGTTGTTGACGATTTCGACGACAGCAAAGGCATGCTTGACGTTGTGGAACAAGGTAACAAAGTGTGATTCGCGGTCCATGTTGTGCTCCAAAGTGTGTTACAGCGATCGGAACGATATCAGACTATTCGCGAGCGTGCAAACTATTTTGTTGCACGTGTGATGGGCGTGCCCATAACGCCCATTGAACCGCTCTGCCGATGGGCGTGCCCATATCGCCCATCGTCACGGGATAGGCGGATGGCGCGGGTATGGGGCGGCGCCGCTCCGCTCCGGCGCCGAGCTATAGGGTTAGATGGGTATCTTCTACCTATCAACCTTTAGACTTCTAAATGTTATGTTATAACGTAACATGTGTATGTATAGCAGCGATTTTTTCTGCCGGGATATTTGACCCCTTTGACCCATCGCGCGCGCCGACTGCCCCGCCCCGCGCGCCGACTGCCCCTCACCCCTCACCGCGTGCCCTCGACCCCTGATGGGCGTGCCCATCATGCCCATCAGCTACCGGGGCAGGATGGGTAATCCTGCCCGCCTGCCCATCCTGCCCATGACGTACAGGCGCCCGCCCGCGCGTCATGTGTATGACGGCGACTGTTCGGGGCAAGGGTATTTGACCCATCGCGCGCGCCCTGGGCGCGCCCTGGGCGCGATAGGTTCCAGCTATCTGGCGCGACGATCCGATAGTCGATAGCGTGCGCCTATCAATTCGGCCGGGCCGATAGGCGCGATGCCCACCAGCTCGAGGCCACGCGGCCAGCGGCCGCGACGCCCCCCGGGTAGGGCCGGCGGGCCGACGGGTCAAAAACGGAGGGGCCACAAGAATTTTTGCAAAATTTTTTACGCTCACCGCTACACAACTATCTACACAATCGCGGCGCCACCTGCTACACTCGCACCATGTTCCAAACTTTGCCCCTTACTGCACGCCAACTGCAAGCGACCGAGGCGCGTTTGCAGGCGATTTATGACGCCGCCAAGCTTGGCTTGCGTGGAGACAACCTAGCGCACGCGGCGGGGATGTTGCCGGTCGAGTATCGGCGGCTGTGCGAGATGGACCCGTTGGCGCAGATGGCCGAGCAGAAGGGGCGCGCCGACGCCGAGCGCGAACTAAGCATGATCTTGTACGCAGCGGCTGCCGCTGGCGACACCAAGGTCGCCTTGGACATCCTGCGCTTCCAACACGACTGGGTCGCCAAGCAGCAGGTGCAGATCGACGTCAGTCAGCAGATCAGCGTAATATCCGCGCTTGAGGCGGCCGAGCGCCGCGTCATCGACATGGAAACCGTAGATGCAGCAACCAATCTACTCAGCGACAGACGAGCAGGCGCTTATGACGCGCCTCTGGTCCCCCAAGCTCAAGAACGATCCTGAAGCGTTTGTTCTGTTCGCGTTTCCTTGGGGCCAGCCCAACACGCCGCTCGCGCACCACAAAGGCCCGCGTCAGTGGCAGCGCCGCCTGCTGCGCAAGATCGCAGAGCACATCCGCAACAACAACGACGCCGCTGCCTACAGGGTGTTCCGGAGCGCGGTCGCCTCCGGTCGCGGTATCGGGAAGTCGGCCCTCGTCAGTTGGCTCGTGCTGTGGATGCTGTCCACGCGCATCGGTGCCACCACCATCGTGTCGGCCAACAGCGAGGCGCAGCTCCGCTCGATCACCTGGTCGGAGATCACCAAGTGGCTGGCGCTCCTCATCAACAGCCATTGGTTCGAGATCAGCGCGACGCGGGTCAGCCCGGCCAAGTGGCTGGCTGAGATCGTGGAGCGCGACCTGAAGAAGGGCACGCGGTTCTGGTCGATCGAGGGGCGCCTCTGGTCGGAGGAAAACCCGGACGCCTACGCTGGTCTGCACAACGTAGACGGGGTGTTCCTAGTGTTCGACGAGGCGTCAGGCATTCCAGACCCGATCTGGGACGTGGCCCAAGGCTTCTTCACAGAGAACACGCCAAACCGCTTCTGGATGGCGTTCAGCAACCCTCGGCGCAACCAAGGCTACTTCTTCGAGTGCTTCCACTCCAAGCGGGAGTTCTGGCACTCGGAGCACATCGACGCCCGCGACGTCGAGGACACCGACAAGGCGATATACGAGCAGATCATCGCGGAGTACGGCAGCGACAGCCCGCAGGCCCGCATCGAGGTGTATGGTGAGTTCCCGAGCGCGGGCGACGACCAGTTTATCCCGCCGCAACTGGTGGACGAGGCCGCCCAACGACCCCGGTACAAGGACGCGGACGCGCCGATCGTGATCGGGATCGACCCGGCGCGGTCGGGCGCCGACAGCACCGTGATCGTGGTGCGCCAAGGGCGCGACCTGCTGCACATCAAGCGGTACCGGGGCGACGACACCATGACGACGGTCGGGCACGTCATCGACGCCATCGAGGAGTACAGGCCGACGCTGACGGTCATCGACGAGGGCGGGCTGGGCTACGGCATACTTGACCGGCTGACGGAACAACGGTATAAGGTGCGTGGGGTGAACTTCGGTTGGAAGTCAAAGAACCCGATCATGTGGGGCAACAAGCGCGCCGAACTGTGGGGCGCGATGCGGGACTGGTTGAAAACTGGCAGCATCCCCAACGATCGGCAGTTGAAGTCGGACTTTACCGGCCCCAAGACCAAACCGGACTCGGCCGGGACGATCTTCTTGGAGAGCAAGAAGGACATGAAAGCAAGAGGACTAGCCTCACCGGACGCAGCGGACGCGCTGGCGTGTACGTTCGCGTTCCCGGTCGCGTCCCGTCAGTCGTCCTACAAGCCGGAGCGCCAAGTAGCGTACTCCGACCGAGTCAGTCAAGCCGCCGGATGGATGGGAGCCTGACCGACATGGCAAAAAAGTCCGTCAGTCTGTCGGTGGGGCGCGGTGAGAAGCTGCCAACCAAGGAAGGTGCCGGGCTGACGGCCAAAGGCCGGGCTAAATACAACGCAGCCACCGGCAGCAACCTGAAGGCACCGGCGCCGAACCCGAAAACGGAAGCAGACAAGGGCCGCAAGGCCAGCTTCTGCGCCCGTATGGGTGGGGTAGCAGCCAAGGCCAAAGACGGCGAACGCGCCAAAGCGGCGCTCAAACGATGGAAGTGCTGACATGGCAACCAAACCTGGTCTTTACGCAGCAATTCATGCCAAACGCGAGCGCATAGCCGCCGGATCGGGCGAGAAAATGCGCAAACCCGGCACCAAAGGCGCGCCGACGGCCAAGGACTTTAAAGAGTCGGCCAAAACAGCGAAAAAGAGGTAGTCAGCCATGCCACTCGTCAAGTCAGCCAGCCCTGCCGCCTTTCGGAAGAACGTGAAAACTGAAATGGCGGCTGGAAAGCCGCAAAAACAGGCGGTGGCGATAGCGTACTCGACCAAACGCGCTGCCCAAGCCAAAAAAGGCAAAAAGTGAAAGACGTTCTCGACACCATGCGGACGCGCCTGCGGGTGGCGATGTCCGCATACGCAGACAGCCGACAGGACCAGTTGGACGACCTGCGGTTCATGGCCGGATCGCCTGACAACAACTGGCAATGGCCCGCAGACGTGCTAAAAACGCGCGGGACGGCCCAAGGGCAGACGATCAACGCTCGCCCCTGCCTGACCATCAACAAGCTGCCGCAGCACGTCAAACAGGTCACCAACGACCAGCGCCAAAACAGGCCGTCTGGCAAAGTGATCCCGGTGGACGACATGGCTGACGTCGAGATGGCTGAAGTCTTGGACGGCATCGTGCGTCACATCGAGTACATCAGCGATGCAGACGTCGCCTACGACACGGCGTGCGAGAACCAGGTCATCCACGGCGAGGGCTACATCCGGCTGCTGACCGAGTACTGCGACGAGACGAGCTTTGATCAAGACATCAAGATCGGGCGGGTCCGGAACCCGTTTTCGGTCTACATGGACCCGATGATCCAAGATCCGTGCGGGGCAGACGCCGAGTACTGCTTCATCACGGACGAGATCACCAAGGAAGAGTACCACCGGCTCTACCCAAAGGCCGCGCCGGTGACCTCTATCATGGCGCAAGGTGTCGGCGACGCCGACATCAGCCAGTGGGTGGGCGAGATGACCATCCGCATCGCCGAGTACTTCTACTACGAGCACAAACCGGCAACGCTGAACCTGTACCCGAACGGTCAGGTGTTCTTTCAGGACGACCCGCAGGACAAGCAGATGCGTCAGATGGGGCTGCGCCCCATCCGGCAGCGCAAGGTCGACCGAAAGCAGGTGAAATGGCTCAAAACCAACGGTTTTGAGGTGTTGGAAGAGCGCGACTGGCCTGGGCAGTACATCCCGGTTGTGCGAGTGATCGGTAACGAGTTCGAGGTCGACGGCGAGGTGCAGATCTCGGGTCTTGTGCGGAACGCCAAGGACGCCCAGCGGCTCTACAACTACTGGGTCAGCCAAGAGGCTGAGATGCTGGCTCTGGCCCCGAAAGCACCGTTTATCGGCTACGGCGGGCAGTTTGAGGGCTACGAACACCAGTGGAAGACGGCCAACGTCAACAACTGGCCCTATCTGGAGGTCAATCCAGACGCTACAGACGGCCAAGGAGCGCCTTTACCGCTGCCGCAGAGGTCTACCCCTCCGATGGCGCAAACGGGCCTCATACAGGCCAAAATGGGCGCTTCTGACGACCTCAAAGCGACCACAGGTCAGTATGACCCAAGTTTGGGCGCAAGCTCGAACGAGCGGTCGGGCCGGGCGATCTTGGCGCGGCAGCAGCAGAGCAACACCGGGACGTTCCATTACGTCGACAATCTGGCGCGTGCGATTCGGTACATCACGCGGCAGATCATCGATCTGGTGCCCAAGATCTACGACACCCGTCGGATCGCGCGGATCATTGGAATTGATGGTGAGGTGACTCAAGCTGAGATCGATCCGAGCCAGCAGCAAGCGGTTACCAAGCTGATCAACGAGCAAGGGATCATCGTCAAGAAGATCTACAACCCGTCGATCGGCAAGTACGACGTCAAGGTCACGACCGGCCCGAGCTACATGACCAAGCGTCAGGAGTCGATGGAAGCGATGGGGCAAATCCTGCAAGGCAACCCGCAGTTGTGGATGGCTGCGGGCGACCTGTTCGTCAAGAACATGGACTGGCCTGGCGCGCAGGAGCTTGCAGCTCGTCTGCGGAAGATGATTGATCCTAAGTTGCTGCAAGACGAGGACGATCCTGCGATTCAAGCGGCCAACCAGCAGATCGAGGCGCTGAACGGCCAGATCCAGCAGATGATGGGGCTGTTGCAAAACGTGAACCAGTCGATGGAAGCGCAGGATCTGGCGATCAAGTCGCAGGCCAACGACATCAAGGCGTATGAGGCCGAGACGCGCCGGATTCAGGCGATGTCAGCGGCGATGTCGCCGGAGCAAGTGCAGGAAGTGGTCATCCAGACGCTGCGAGATGTGATGGACTTGGGCAACCTTGCGGCCATGCCGCAGAACTTCATGCCGGAGCCGCCTCCGATGCCACAGCAACCGATGATGCCGCCTGAAGGGGTGCCGCAATGAGTTGTGAAATGTTTATCGGCCAGTTGTTCTTGGCGCGGGACGTGACGCACAGCGTACACCTCAACACCCGCTCATACTCCAAGCATCAGGCACTCGGGTCGTTTTACGACGAGATTATCGACCTAGCGGACAAGTTTGCTGAAGCCTATCAGGGCAAGTACGGCCTGATCGGGCCAATCGCGTTGCAGTCGGCCAAGAAGACCAACAACGTGGTTGAGTTCTTGGAAGATCAGGTCAAAGAGATTGAAAACACCCGGTACAAGGTCGTTGACAAGGAATGCACGCCGTTGCAGAACATCATCGATGAGATCTTGGCGCTGTACTACTCCACGCTCTACAAACTCAAATTTTTGGCGTAAAGCATGGCAATTGTCGTAAAAGATCGGGTCAAGGAAACCACGACTACTACCGGCACAGGCACTTATACGCTGGCTGGTGCAGCAACGGGGTTCCAATCGTTCGCTGTGGTGGGTAGCGGTAACGCTACTTACTACACGGTCACGGATGGCACGAACTGGGAGGTTGGGGCCGGGACGTATACGTTATCCGGCACGACTCTCAGCCGAGACTTGATCCTAGCGTCGAGCAACAGCGGATCAGCAGTCAACTGGGGTGCGGGTAGCAAAGATGTGTTCTTGACCTATCCGGCAGAACGCGCCGTGTTGGTGAACGACAATTCCGAAATTTTTCCAGCGACACCAGCAAGTCTGGTCGGTAACACCACCACGATTCAGATTCGATACAGCAGCACACCGGGGGCCGTTCCGACTGCTTTAAGCCTGTCCGCTGGCGAGTTGGTGGTCAACACCGCTGACGGGAAACTGTACTTCAAGGACAGCGGCGGGACGGTCAAGGTTCTGTCGCAGGCCGATCAGATCGCTCCGCTGACGACAAAGGGCGATCTGCTTGTCAACGACGGCACGAGCAATGTTCGCCTGCCTGTCGGCACGAATAACCACGTTCTGACTGCTGATAGCACTCAGGCATCTGGCGTTAAATGGGCTGCGGCGGCAGGCGGCGCATCTCCGATCACGATCAGTAACAAGACGGGCGCTTACACCGTAGTTGCTGGCGACCTTGGCACGATCATCAACTGTACGTCAGGGACGTTCACGGTCAGCCTGACCGCTGCTGCTACGTTGGGGAGTGGGTTTAACTGCTGGGTGTGGAATACGTCTGCGACAACAACGGACGTAATTACAATTGACCCAAATAGCGCGGAAACCATTGACGGGCTGTCATCGCTGATCCTCCGGCGCGGAGAAGGGATGCAAATTGTGTGCGATGGCACAAATTGGCAAACCGGCGATAAAAAGGTAATGCGTGGCTACGCGGAGAATTTTGCGAATTCGGTTACAAGACCAGTTGCTAGCGCAAACAGTTCTGTTGCAATTTCTGCCAACGCAGTTGCTGGAGTGTCAAACTCGACAGCTATAGGTCGAGATTCTTCTGGCAATGGGGCAACAACTGCTAACAACTCAGGCGCAATGGCTTTAGGTGGGTCATATGCATCAGGCCTAAATTCTTTAGCTGCCGCAGTGTCAAATAATACAAGCAGTTATGGAGCTACAGGCGACAATTCCATTGCTATAGGTTATCAAGCAAAGGCTACTGGTCTTTCTGCAACTGCAATAGGCTATATAACAACCGCATCGGGCAGTTTTAGCGTTTCTATCGGAGACAATTGCAATGCGTCTGACGGTAGTTCTTTTGCAGCAGGATCTTATTCATCTTCGGTAATCGCAGGTAAATATGCCTATGCAAGTGGGCGATTTTCTGCGACTGGGGATGCACAAACCGGAACTTTTATTCTCCGTCGAGCAACTACTGACGCAACGGCGACACGTTTAACGACTAACAATACAGCCCACGGAGCAAACGACCAAGTCATCCTACCCAACAACTCAGCCTACGCATTCACCGGAACGGTCATCGCAAGACAGCAAGCGTCTGGCGGCACAGCATCCGCAGCGTGGAAGGTTGAGGGTCTGATCCGGCGCGAGGCAAATGCCGCTAGTACAACGCTTGTCGCATCGACTGTCACGGCAATCGACAATACACCGGGCTGGACGTTGGCTCTGTCAGCAGACACGACGAACGGTGGTCTGGCTGTAACGGCGACCGGTGCAGCGGCAACAAACATCCGCTGGGTGGCGACGATCCAGACCAGCGAAGTGACCTACGCATAAGGACAGATCATGGCAATTCAAATCGACCTCACGCAATCTCAGTACGGCATCCCGTTTGCAGGAGCTTACTTCCGCATCGTGACTGCTGCGATCTCTCGGCAGCGAGCCGGTGGCGCAAAGTTCTCGGTGATGATCGACATCGCTGGGTACGGTACGGCCACACCCGAGGACGACACGCGAGAGGTAGACTTTCGGCGCTATCACACTCCGCTTGATGACATCGAGGCGCAGCAGGGCGCGGCATTCTTGGACAAGTGTTATGCTTGGGTGATGTCGCAGCCTGACATGACTGGAAGCGTGGCGGTGTAGTATGTTTGGATTCGCATCCTTTTCGGAGTTGCCGTTCTGTGCGCTGCCGGATTACGGGCCTGGCCCCGTACCGCCGTTGCCCACATACGCCAACTATTACATTAAACTTCGCACGTTCA